TCACATAAGCACCGTGCTTGCTGGTGATGTGGAGCACATCATAACCACGATCAGCAAACTCCTGCATCACATTAGTGCCAGTAAGCAACGCCCACAACACACGAGTGTTAGGAGCAGCAACCAGGATCTTCTGAGCAGCATCATCGTCAAGTTTGGCAACGATGTCAGTCAGCACCTGGCGGTCATTCTCAGCAGCGAGCAGAGACTTGTTACGCTCGATGTCAACAACGTGAGGCAGAATGGTAGGAGGGATAATGCTACCATTGCTGATCAACTCAGGAGCAGGCACATTGATCAACTCGCTACCATACACATCAGTATTGTTCATACTGATAGCGCCACCACGATACTTAGGAGTGGCAGTCAGATAGTATGCTTGCTTAGCAGTCAGCGAAGCAGCAGCAACTTCTTTGAAGAAGTCACGACGCACAGAGTTGTGCGCTTCATCATAATAGATGGTGTCAACATCAATACCTGCCTCGTTGATACGACGCAGAGAGTTGTAAGTGGTGAAGATCAGTTGGTGAACACCAGCAGTCTTACATACAGCAGCGTGACACTGGATCTCTTGGATCTTAGTGGTGCTGTTACCATCAACCTCGCCACTATGAACGTGGAGAGTAGCAACATCAACCTTGCCATTGAGTTCAGCAAAGAACTCTTCATACAACTGAACAGACAGCAGGATGCGAGGAGAGACCACTACGATCGTCTGGGAGCGGTCTGCCTGCTGAAGGCGGCGCAGAGTGTCTAGGATCATCACAAGGGTCTTACCGCCTCCTGTAGGGCAGGTAAGACGCCCACGGTCAGCAGACAGCAGAGCATCGAGCATACGCTGCTGGTGAGGGCGAAGGGTCAGGGTCATGCGGTGCGTCGTTGATGAGAATAGTATAGAGCATGAGAAAGGGGTCTTGCGACCCCCTGTGACAGTTCTTCAATTGGTCACCTGAACAATGGTCCCCATGCCCAAGCAACCAGAACCTTCCTAGTGCCACTGCGGACGGGTCTCACCCTATGATTCAGTGTAGATGGGAATACCAATATATCACCTTTTTGTAAGGTAAGTGTATCATATTCTATGTTGCCATTCCTCAAGAGTTGAAACTCAAAAGATCCACCCTCGTAATCATCATTTACTTGAGAAAGCATGAATGTCATAGACAACTTACGACACGTTCTAGTATCACCAACACTCATCAAATGATCACTGTGCCACTCATAATGTCCATCCAGAGTTTCTGTAAAATCATCAGACTCCTTTATTTCACTCTCTTTATATACTGTATACTGAACATTCTCTAATGCGTCAATATTAAATTGCCAATCTGGGTCCGAATTGGCACTCAAAAATTGAGAATATACAAAATTTGATACATTTTCATCGTCAATCCAAGCAATATCAGATTTTCTAGTTCGTGGATCATATTCAGTTTTGGAACTGAATAATCCTTTCTCCCAAGTTAGATCCAAATTATCAATGTATTTGGATATTTCATCCACAGCCTCAACAGAAACTGAGGCACGTTTATATTTTTCAAACTGATTAAAAAAATAATCTATAGGATTACCATCAGCATCAAGAACTGCTGTTCCTTTTGATACATCAGTTTCCATCATTCATCAACCCGATCCACAGATGCGATGTCGCAGACAGGAACCTCATGCTCACCGCCAATACGATACCAATGCATCATCTGACCATGATACTGTGGATGTGCTTCATACTCAATAGTATACTCACGCTCTCCCAGATACTTTACTTCGCTTTCTGGAATATTGTGATCACGGAGCATCGCTTGCAGTTGCAGATGCGTCAATTCGTATTGTGTAGGAACTTTCATGCTGTTTCACAAGTGTCTCACCACAATAGCATGGGTGTCAACACCATGTCAAGCAGTTGGTGGTACGCTAATGTTTTTCCAAACAAAATTGCCATCTTGATTGATGACATGACACTCCCAATAATAGTCTGGATCTGGACACTGTTCTTTTGTTGGGAACCATGACAATGCGTTTTGTGTTGCTACATCTTCATTGTCAAATACAACCATGTCCCATGTTCCCATGGTTTTCATAGCATCAAGAACATACTCATCAATAAATTCAGCATACCAATTCCAGATCTCTTGCTGTTTATCTGCTGTAGCAGATTTGATAAGATCGTTCCTGAAATAAACTACAGATTTTCTTTTAGACTGACAGTAATGGTCAATCAGTTCCCACTCATTGATAACTTCAAGCATTTCCACTCTCCATCTCTGCTTCAATTCTTTCTAGTAAATTCTTCAAATAGTTGCTAGCAGCAAGTTTATCATCCTTGGCGGTTGGAATAATTGTGCCGTCATAAACAAGTCCCGAATTCTTGAGAGCATCCATAAAGCTATTAACATATACTCCCTCGCTCACATTTTTGACAATTAGATATGAAGCAAACTTCTCTCTAAAAGTGCTCAAATAATGTGGTGCTAACTCAACAAATTGTTCATCTGTAGCGAGGTATTCCAAAGTTTCATCTTTTGCCAAGAAAATTTCTTTGAAATACTTTGGATTGATTGGGAACTTTACCTTTGCTGCCTCACCATCCAAAGAACTTTGAGGAACATCTCTCAACTTTTGTCTGTATAATCTATACATTTCCTTATCTTCATCACTATAAGGAGAATCACCAACAAATACGTGATCTGTCTCATCCAAGAGGAAATTACGAGCAAGTCTAACAGTCAACCAGTTTACAGAACGAGTCTGCGCCTTAATCTTGGCAAACTCATTCTCATACTCAATATTTTCTAGGGAATCTACAAGAAAAAATGCTTCTTTTAGTTTTTCAAATAATTGAAGACCAGAAGTAAGTGTATCTACTTCCAACATTTCAAACTCATAGTCTCTCCAGATATATTCACCCGTTGAAAAATTCTTCACATACTTTCTCTTCTGACAAAAATATGTGTTGTTGCTATACCACGCAAAGTTCACCAACTTATCTTTATCCGAATCCCAGAGGGGATAAAGAAACGAAGAAAGTTCATCATTCCAATAAGTATCAGGAATGTTCTTTGTGACATTTCTGAAAGTTATTGTTTTTCTGATGGCATCTAATTCCAAAAGTTTTTCTGTAGACATGTCTTCAATATTGGTTCCCAAAGTATATTTAGAATGCTTTGATGAGATACTTACATAGATGATATGGTTCAATCACAGGAACAGGATAGTCTGGATCAATTGCTGCCGTTGGAACAATTGGATTCTGTGAACTTAATGTAAATGTAGCATCTAATCCAGTGGCACCAGAACTATAGATTGATAAAGGACTTCCATCAATTGTATAACTCAATTGATCAGCAGACGCTGGAATAGCACCAGCAGCAGGAATAAACTGTAGTTCAGTAACTTCAATGTATTCATAGATGAAATCACAAATACCAAAGTGGTCAGAGTCTCCGCCATTATCATTCAAGGAACTTGGTGTGTTTCTACTCTGAACAATCTTGAATCTAGTTGTCTCGGTTCTTGCTCCTTCTGGAAGATCAATCGTATACCAATACCACTTAGTTGCTTCAGTTCCACTACCATTACCATCATAAGATGATGAAATTGCTGGACTCTTAGATCCATCAATATCAACAATCGTGTCGATTAGAGAAGTAAAGTTTAGAGAACTATCCGTGTTGTAATAGATCTTCAGTTCATCACCACCATTCTCTGGTTTATCTCCACCATTTACACCATTGCCACGAGCAACTTTGATGCTAAAACGACTTACATTTGTACAATTCTGTTCTTTGATAACAATAAATCTTTCTTGATCAGTTCCACCAAACTTGACATAATGCGTATATTCAGCAGGAGTTACTGTGTTCGAAAGAGTAACATCAGTAACAACACCAGTTGCTTGATTGATACTTGCTGTAGCATATGCTCCCGTTCCAGCGCCATGTTTGATACGAACTTCTGGAACCGCAGTATATCCATTTCCACCAGCATCTAGTGTGATGCCAGATACTTTACCACCAGTCAAACTTACACTCGCTGCGGCATTGGTTCCACCACCGCCACCAACAAATTCAACTTCTGGAAGTTGAGTAGTAGGAAGTTTGAATCCCCCAGTTGTTCCACTACCACTACCACTAGTAAAGATATTTACACCTTCCGAGGCAGCAATAACAATATCACCAACTGTGACAGAAGAAGATCCGCCTTCATATCCAACAACTTCACCAAATCCAATCTGAACAAATCCAGAACCACCAGCAGAAACACCACTTATTGATGAACCACCAGATCCAACAGTAATTGATGCCTGTGAAGCAGAGGGCATCTGATCTTTGTCAGCAAGGATATAAACATATCCACCAGCGCCGCCACCGCCGCCTCCATTAGACCAATAGCTTCTATCCTCTTCCCAAGCATAACTTACATATCCACCACCACTATTTGTGTCAGTTGATGAAACATAGTCATCCCCAAAAATACTAGTTTTGAAGGCAGACATTCCTCGTCCACCACCATATCCGCCACCGTGACCAGCGCCACCGCCACCGCCACCACCTTCTCCACCACCGTTGATAGTGTAAGTGGAAGTAGCAATTCCACCTCCGCCACCACCACCGCCGCCGCCGTTACATCCAGCATTTCCACCTCCTTGTCCACTTCCACCAAACAAGTTGGCAGTTGTTTTTAGTGGATTATTACTATTCCATCCAGGAGTATTGTTTCCTGTTCCATTATCTCCACAAGCGTTATATCCAGAGTCATAACCACCAGCGCCGCCA